GATAGCAGCAGAACAGGCGGCCCGAGAAACACCAACGGATACCCAACCAGTAGAGGCTCCAGTAGAGGCTCCAGTAGCGGAAACAGTACCTGAACCACAAGTAAAGGCTTTACCAGACGCAGAAGAAGAAACTTGGCATTCACGATTTAATACGTTGCAAGGTAAATTCAATGCGGAAGTACCACGGTTATATGAGCAGTTGAGAGAATCTAACAAAGCTATCGCAGATTTACGTGCAGAGCTTGACCGGAAAAACCAACAGCCTGAACCAGTACAGGTAGCCCAAACAGTTACATCCGAAGACGAAGAAGCGTTCGGTAGCGATTTAATCGCGGTGATGAAAAAGGTAGCAAAGCAGGAAGCAGCAGAAGCAGCTAAACAGGCGGAAGCTTTAACCCGTAATGTAGACCGTAAGGTTGAGGCGGTGTTGAAGGATCAAGAAGTTACAGCAGGCGAGAAGTTTATGGGCGCCATTGCGAAAGCCGTACCTGATTGGGAAGTAGTAAATGCTGACCCTAAGTGGTTGGATTGGTTAGGTGAGTATAGTCCGGAAACGGGCGCACCGCGCCAAGCAGCTTTAGATGCAGCGACAGATAGTTTAGATAGTAACCGAGCAATCGCGCTATTTAAGTTGTTTAAGTCACTACAACCAGCTCCCGTAGCAGCCCCAGATAAAACGCAGCAAGAACTTCAGAGTCAAGTGGCCCCGGCTAAAACAGCAGCTCCTACGAGCAATCCAAGCCCTGACAGAATTTGGACTGGTGCTGATTATGAAAGAGCGTATGACGTTCGATTAATCAATACGATGACTGAGTCAGAAGTTACAGAATTGCAAGCAGAAGCAGAACGTGCGTACAACGAAGGACGCATCCGCTGGTAGTACCTAGGGCCATGACAAAATTTATTTTTATAATTTAGGAGTTTTATCATGGCAGCAATTTTTCCAGTAGCATCACCGTTTAATACGAACCCATCGTACAGCGGTACCTTTATCCCTCAGTTATGGTCTAGCAAATTAAATGCTAAGTTCTATAAGGCCACAATCTTTGGTGAAATCTCAAATAACAATTGGGAAGGTGAAATCAAGGGCATGGGTGACAAAATCACCATCAACAACATCCCTTCACTAACAGTTAGTGCATACACAGCGGGTACGAGCTTATCTTACGAGGCTCCAACACCAAGCACAACTACATTGCAAATCGACAAAGGTCGTTACTTTGCTTTCCAATTGAATGATGTTTTAGCATATCAATCACAACCTAAATTGTTAGACGTGTTCTCAAACGACGCAGCTATGCAAATGAAGATTGCTATTGATTCAACAGTTTTGTATAACACATTCGCTTCAGCGGCAGCAGCTAACAAAGGCGCAACAGCAGGTGCTTTATCAGGTTCTTACAACTTAGGTACAGACGACGCTCCAGTTACTTTGACAGCAGCAAACGTGTTACAACAAATCACTGCAATGGGTGGTGTTTTAGATGAGCAAAACGTGCCAGAAACAGATCGTTATGTAATTATCGACCCAGCTACTCGTCAGTTGTTAATGCAATCTAACTTGGCTCAAGCTCAGTTCATGGGTGACAGTCAATCTATGGTTCGTAATGGTCGTATCGGTTCTATTGACCGCTTCACAGTGTATGTTTCAAACAACTTACCTAAAGCGATTGCTGGTACTAATACACCGTACTTATCAGGTGATGGTTCAGAGAATAGCATTACTTCTACAGGTGACGCTAAACGCCGCATCTTGATTGCAGGTCACAAATCTGCAATTACATTTGCTTCTCAAATGACTAAAATGGAAACAGTGCGTAATCCTAACGACTTTGGTGACTACATCCGTTCATTGAACGTATTTGGTTATGCTGTTGTTAAAGATACATCACTTGTTTATTCTGTTGTAGCTTAGTTGTTTACACGTAAATTAGTGTAAAATACGGGGGTGGGCGACCATCCCCACAACAGATTAAGGAGATTCAAATGGCATTAACAAAAGATTTAGTAGGTTCTGGCTTACATACAAGCCAAGCAGCCGCAATCGGTGGTTCATTAGCAACAGGTATTGTCGCATTTGCAACAGGTGGTCAGGCTTCAGCTACTCCGCTTTCTGCAGGCATTAATATCATTGCAACATGTGCTACAGGTGGCGACAGTGTTTTGTTACCTGTAAGTTCAAGCGTGGGTGATGAAGTGTTTATCCGTAATAACGGCGCAGCATCATGTAACGTGTTTCCTCGCACCGGCGGTGCAATTAACGGTGGTTCAGCTAACGCTGCATTGGCTTTAGCAAACGGCAAGACGGGTATTTACAAAGCAATTAGTGGTACAGATTGGATTGCAGTAGTAACAGCGTAATAAATGGGGCTTCGGCCCCGTTCTAAATAGGAGATTTGCATGGCATTAACCCAACAAGAAGTATTAGCAGCCCTCGGTAAAGAGGCACAGATTTCAGGCGGCGTCATCATGGTGTATCGCGGTGGCAAGCACATTAACGTAACAGGCTTTAAAGACGGCGTGTTCTTTGTTACTCCAGAGGGTGAAGAAGTTTTAGGCACACCTCAAGTATCAGTAGACGGCGTTGATGTTGTAAAAGCACCAACTAAGAAAAAACCAAAAGACGGCGGTTTGGCAATTCAAGACGCAGAGATCGTAGAGTAATAATGGCTTTATTTTCCGACATCATTAGTCAAGCTAGGGTTCTGTTACAGGACTCTGTTTTGCCGTATCGCTACACAGACGATGAGCTTATGGTAGGGGCTAATGATGCTGTGAAAATTGTTAGAAAGTTACGTCCTGATATTTTTTATGGTACGTACAAAACGGCTATCGCTGATAAGACCTTATCGGATTTGTTTCCTATAGGCGAAGAATACAAGATGGCTGTACGAGATTATGTAGTAGCTCATGCCCAATTAAGGGATACAGAAGACGCTGCAAATAGTCGCGCTGCGATGTTTATGGAGTTATTTAAACAAGGTGTTATGGCTCTATGACCAAATACGAAGACATGCTTGACGATGTAATGCCAGAATTGATGGGCTGCTCTGTAGACATGGTGATTAATGCACTGCGAAATACTTGCATCGACTTATTACAGAAATCATGGATTTACACACAAGAACAAGACCCTATTGCCGTTGTAGTAGGCACCGCTGAGTATGACTTAGATTCATTCGCGGGTTACAGGGTAGTTGGTATTACATCAGCCTATTTTGGCGATACTCGTATTAACCCTTTATCAGCAGAGATGTTGAAAAATACAAGCCGTAGATGGCAGACAGAAGCAGGTTCAGTAGAAGGGTACATGCTTAATGACTCTAATGTACTTAGGCTATATAGGATCCCTCAAGAGGCAGGCGAGTTAAATATGACCGTAGCCCTTGCACCTACTAGGAAATCTACAGGAATTGAAACATTTATATACGACTTGTATTCAGAGGGTATCGCTGCAGGAGCTAAAGCTCGATTGATGGCAATGCCTTCTAAGCCGTTTACAGACCTTAATGCTTCAATGATGTATAGGGCACAGTTTTCAGCAGTTATTTCAGATGCTAAATGGCGTACTAAAAAGTCACTCGCATCATCTAATTTAATGGTATCGCTTCAAGGAGCATCAACATGACAGGTTTTACAGATTATTCAGCGCAAGCTGCAGCAGAGTTTTTCTTAAGTAACGGGGTCGTTGTTCCGACACAGCCTACGACTACATATATCGCACTATTCGTTTCAGACCCTACAGATGCTAACACATCAGGCGAAGTAAACAATGCGACAGCAACATGGTACACCCGCCAAGCGTGTACGTTTTCTCGTACATTAGGGGTAGGTACTAATACTGGATCTGCGACATTCAATGCGGTTACAGGTAGCACGGTCACAATTACACATTGGGGTATCTACGATACAAACAGCACTACACCTAATAGCGGAAACTTACGTTTTTACGACACACTTCGTGATGTAAGTGGTAACACAATTACCAAGACTCTTAACGTCAACGACGTGATGGTGTTACCTGTAGGCGCTCTAACAATTTCATTTGTATAACTAGATGAATGACGCGCAGCTAAATGGGGATCAAATAGGAAGCTCGAGCACTGTCTCAGGTATCTTCTTCCGCGGCGCGATTACAGTTTTAGCTAACGGTCTTGGAAGTTTCGTAAGGCATCAACGGTTTTATGTTACCTCTACAGCTAAAGCAACTGCGGTTGGTAAGTTCGGAGCTATTTTCTCGTGGTACTGCAGCACTCTACCTACAGCCCTAAGTACATCCTACAGCATTAGGTGGAGTAATTTAGTAGGTTTCTGCAGTGCAAACGCAACTGTTATAGGGAAAGCGTCGGCCGGTATAGCTTCAATGCTTTACGGTCGTATATCTGCGATCGCTTCTTCAAACTGGACTGCTAGGGTTAAGGTAGCAATAAAAGCGATTACAGGCCCAACGGCTACCGTCGTTGGTAAATCAGGGCTTCACATCTATGGGTATGGGGATTTGGACGCAGCGGTAACAAATTTAGAAGCCCACTTTACAACATTCGGTGCTAGTGCTCCAGACGAACGATACATCATAGTGCAACAAGAAGACAGAAAGGTTACGGTGGTTTAGATGGCAATTTTAGGCACGTTTACAAAACAACCCGGAGAACGCCTTGACTTCGATGTCGATTTCTCCGAATGGCTATCAACTACGGACACGATCACTTCAGTAGTATCGGTATGCGATACAGGTTTAACTGCAGAGACTCCACTTAAAGATGTTACTAACAAAATAGTAAAACAGTGGATTACAGGCGGCACTACAGGTACGACATATAAAGTACAGATTACAGCGACTACCACAGAGGGCCGAATTAAAGAGGCTGAGTTTAAAGTTAAAGTAAAAGAGGTTTAATCAATGGCAACCCAATTATTTGGTAACAATCTAAAATTCGCCTTATCGCTATCAACGGTGCCGGGGAGTCTCGGTGCTGCGGCTACCTCTGTAACTTTAGTACCCGGCGGCGGTAATAACTGGCCTAGCCCTACAGCGGGTGATTATTTCCTAGCCACACTGTTCGAGGTGAACGGATCTGGAGCCGAAGTTAATCACGAAGTAGTTAAGGTTACTACCAGAACATCTGACACCTTTACCATATCAGTACGAGACTTTGAGAACGGTAACTCAGGCGTAGGCCGCACGTATCCATCGGCCATAGGTACCAATCCTTCAGGCATCGTGTATATAGCACTGCGCTATACGGCTTACGCTGCAAACAACACGCTGAACAAAGATGCTAATTTAGCGGGTTTAGCAAGTGCTGCGACAGCTAGAACTAATCTAGGTTTAGGTAACGTAGACAATACAAGCAACGCGACAGAACGCGCTGCTACAGCAACCTTAACTAATAAAACAATCAACCTTACAAGCAATACACTATCAGGTACTCTGGCACAGTTTAACGCTGCACTATCTGACGCTGACTTTGCAACAGGCGGTGGTACAGCTACAGGCTCTAACACAGGCGATAACGCAGTCAACAGTTTGTACTCAGGCTTAGTTTCTAACGCGACACACACGGGCGATGCTACTGGTTCAACGGCACTTACAGTGGTGCGTATTAATGGTACTCAGCTCTCTAGCTTGGCTACAGGTTTATTAAAGAACACAACAGGCACAGGCGTACCTAGTATTGCTGTGGCAGGTACAGACTTCTTAGCTCCAGCAGCTATTGGCGTTTCAGTACAAGCATACGATGTTGACACGGCAAAGCTAGACGTTGCCCAAAGTTGGACAGCACAACAAACATTCAAAGAGTTAAAAGATACCGTTCACACGATTACCGATGGCGCAGGATTCTCAATAGACCCTGCTAACGGCTCAATTCAAACCATTACATTAGGCGCAAACCGTACACCAGTGGCTACAAACTTTGAAGCTGGACAATGTGTTTTACTAGGCATTGACGATGGTACAGCTTACACAATCACATGGACTTCTGTACCTGTTACTTGGGTGAAAGCAGGAGGCACAGCAAGCGCACCAACATTAGCCACAACTGGCTTTACATGGGTGCTGTTGTGGGAAGTAGGAAGCACAATTTATGGTTGTGAAGTGGGAAAACCATAATGAATATTCTCAAGATGGCAGGTGCGAATTTAGCAGCGGTAAATACTAATGAAAGCCTTTATGACATTATCAGTGGATTAGGCTTAACTACTAATTTGAAGCTCTGCTTAGATGCAGGGGATTCAGCAAGTTATGACTCAGGGGTTCAAACCGATAAATGGCTTGATACTAGTGGTAATGGACATGACTTCTTTAGGGGTAGTGGAACTGGAAGTGATGCGGCAGACCCTACTTTCAACGGTACTGCTGGTGGTTTAAGTAGTAATGAGTATTGGTCTTTTGATGGTGCTGATTACTTTAGTTATGACACTACTGTTGAAACATGGATGCAGAATATTAGTAGAAATAATGCTATTTGGTCTGCTGTAATTGTTTACTACCCTATAAATGGCGCAGTAAATCAGGACTTTATCGGTACTAGAGCATCGGGCGCAGGGTTTGTCTTACGGCAATCCACATCACAGGTACTTACATTCCGAAGTGGACAATCATCATTTAGTAATATTTCGCTTGTCACTGTGCCTACTGCTCAATGGGTTATTGTTGGAATAGGATTGAATGAGGCAACAGGTGCTAACGGCTGCGATGTGTTATTAAACGGCACAACATCACAAGTTACATCAACTTACACTCAAGCATCAACCAGCGGTGAATTGGCGATGAGCATCGGTGCAGAGGGTACGCCTACAAACTATTTGTTATCAGGTGCTAGATTAGCTTGCCTAGCATTTTGGGAGGGTACAGCTCTCACATCGACCAACCTAACAGATATATACAACGGAATTAAAGGAAGATTCGGGCTATGAGCTTCATACTTAAAAATGGTGGTACTCAAGTTGCCATATCAGGTGGTTGGAATCCGTCACTATTTGGTAACTTAACTGGCACATCATTCCCTGCACAGGTTGATAATACCTATACATGGTCTGTTGGTGAATTAACACTGGCTTGGGAGGATGACCCTGCTCCACCACCTCCAACATTTGAACAGGTTAAACAATCGTTTATTGGTGCGGTACAGGAGCATTTAGATAACGAGGCTCAAGCATTAGGCTATGACAATATTGTGTCAGCGTGTTCTTATGCAGGGGCTAACAATCCATTTCAAGCAGAGGGGCAATCCTTTGTAGCATGGAGAGGTGAAGTGTGGGCGTATTGTCACGGTGTGATTGCAGAAGTAGTAGCGAGTACGAGGCCGATACCTACCGTTGCAGAATTGATTGCAGAGTTACCGAGTCGCGTATGAAATACTTTATAAAAATCGGCGATGCCACAAGCCAATTAGCAAACGTAATCCTGCTTAATGGACACCCTAACGAATCGCTAAGTGGTAGAGCATGGCGTACTCGCTCTATCTGGTACAAGGTTATTGACTTAATCCTATGGTTTGATAAAGACCACTGCCAGATGGCCTACCTTAACGACACGCTGTACGCAAAAGAATTAATTAATAAAGGTTGAATAACCTATGCTCTTAAGAGTCACCAATTTCAGTGGCATGCTGCCGCAGGTAAGTCCTAAACAACTGCCGGATAACGCAGCGCAAATAGCACTCAATACTAGGCTAACTGGTGGAGCTTTATCCGCTTATGCGAACCCAGTATCAGTAGGCGCACTCACTAAAACGGGCAATAAGAAAACAATCTATCGCTTCGGTCAGAATGAGACAGAACTTGGTAAATACTGGTTTTCATGGCCTAACGATGTGGACGTCGCTCGAGGTCAAGTTGCAGCCGATGAATCAGAGCGCACAATCTTTACTGGCGATAATTACGTATCAGGTAAGACGAATTACGCTATGGCGGTTCAACAGGCTGGTAATGCGTACCCGTCTCAACAATTTAACATCGGTGTAGCTAAACCTATTGATACACTATTAACAACGCCGGGTACAGCTCCAGAAAGCTCGGCAGCAATAGCAGCGGCAGAATCAGCGGCAACAGCAGCGTCAGCAGCAACAGCAAAAAATGATGTATATAAAGCGGCGGTAACAACAACATCCACTGCGATTGCAACGACAATAACCGCACTCACAAAGATACAAAAACTCACCCCTACGGCGGGAGATGAGGATAATAGCATCTACATCGGTAACTCAGTGCCAGCGGGTCTAGAGACGAATAAGGTTTACACAAGTACCGATGCTGTTACATGGGATCCGCAAACACTTCCTACAGGTAGATGGACAGATTGTGCTTACAACGGAACTAACTTTTGTGCTATCGATAGCGTTGACTTTGGCGGGGTGGTGATTAGTGAGACAGGCGTTGTATGGGTTCCTCAGATTATATCGGCTACGGTCTCTACCGTAAAACAGCCAGCCACAGCAGGCACTCCAGTATCTATTACATGGAACGGTACGTATTTTATCGTCGCTAGGTACTACCCCGGAGTACGCCCTGCTAATGCCTTTATGAAAAGCGTTGACGGGATTGAGTGGACAGCAGTAGCAACACCACCAACAAAAGCATGCTTAATAACAGCGGCGAATACAAGTACAGGGCTGACTGTAGCTATTGGCCCTCTAGAGACTTCAGTATTTACAAGCTCCGGCGGTAACTCATGGACAAACCAAGCCAACAAACTTCCTTCAGCGTACTGGACTGATTTGGTATTTGATGGGCTTAACTTTATTGCCTATGCGAGTAAGACGTCTTTAACAGACCCTACACCGAGATGCTTCGTTTCGTCTGACGGTATTACATGGACTGCAAAAGACCCGTACGAGTTTGAAGCGGGAACTCACGTTAGATTGTCAGTAGTAGATGGAATTATATATGCTGCCAGAAAAGGTACTCCAGAAGTATTAGCGGCTCCGGGGGTAGAAGCAGTACCAGCTACAAGTGCAGAGGTCTATACCTCATCAGATCACGGGTTAAGTTGGAATAAAGACAGCTCTCCGATGGCATGGGTTAATGCGCTGACACTAACTAAAGGGATGTCTACCAGAATCACTGCAACTTATGAATATGAAGCGGGTGTGGCTGTAGCAGCAGAACTAGATGCAAAAGCTGCAGAGGCGACGGCTAAAACCGAGTACGATGCCGCCAAGAAGTCCGCAGAGAACTTAGCTAAAGCAGCTATTGCAGTAAACGACTCAGACGCAGCAAGTGCCTTAGAAACTCGGTACTATGTCTATACTTATGTAACAGCGTGGGGTGAAGAATCAGCTCCGTCAGGTGCATCGTTACCGGTCAATGTTAGAGCAGGGCAAGAGGTTAAAGTTACTGGGTTTACAGTTCCTAATATCTCTACAGAAAACTTAGAATCTATAAGGCTGTACAGAACTAACTCGGGTTCACAGGCAACTGACTGGCAGTATGTAGATGAAATTCCTATCGCAGAGTACTCAAACGATTACATAGATAAAACCCGTGCGGAAGATTTGGGTGAGATTATTCCATCTCTTTACTGGGACGCACCGCCTAAGAACCTACGCGGTGTTATAAATCTTCCTAACGGAATTATGGCGGGCTTTGTTGTTGATGATGCAGGTAACGCTCTTAATGACATTTACTTCTCAGAACCTTACCGCCCGTACGCATGGCCTAGTACTTACTCTCTTACAGTAGGATACCCTGTTGTTGGGCTGGCGGTTATTGATGCGTCACTGATTGTATTGACTAAAGGTAATCCATATATCATTTCTGGTATTGACCCTTCAGCGATGTCTAGTCAAGAGATTGATGTTAAACAAGCCTGTATCGCAAAGCGTTCTATCGTGAGTATTAACGGTACTGTGTATTACGCTTCTCCGGATGGTTTAGTGGCTATTAACAGCGGCGGTACTCAGATTGTAACTAAAACACAATTCACTCGTAGAGAGTGGCAAGCACTTAATACAGAAAGAATCTCATCATGTCAGTATGATGGTAAGTACTTCGCGTTCTACCCTGAAGGCGGCGGTTTTATATTTGATACCGTTTTAGGTTTGTACCAAGTTCACAACATCAACGCGAGTGCCGCGTTCTCAGATTTAAGGAACGACGCTTTATTCTTAGCTATCGACGGAGATATTGTAGAGTGGGATTCAGCTCCGACGTTCTTACCGTATGTATGGCGTTCTAAGACATTTGAGGCCCCTGCACAAACCAACTTCGCGTGGGGTCAAGCGTTCTGTGAAGGTGATGTAACTATGAATGTTTATGCTGACGGTCGCTTAGTTAGCTCTCATGCAGTTACAAACGGAGTTCCTTATAGATTACCTTCGGGCTTTTTAGCACGGTATTGGGAGCTTGAAGCTGTAGGTACTGGCACTGTTCTTAATATGATGATCGCTCACTCTATGGAGGAAATAAAGAGTGTCTAAAGAAACCATAGTACCCTCAATCCCTGAAGTACCCGTTATACAGGATAGTTCGCTACGCAAGTTCTTACAGTCCGTAAAAGAAGTACTGCAGGTCAGAGAGGGTAATAAAGGGTCTCCACTAGATGCTAATGCCACATTCAGAGATTTGGTTGACGCAGGACTTGCACTAGACCCTACAGGCGAACACTCTGCTTCTAGCAACCCAGCTACAAGACCTACGGTTAAACCTCCAACATATACCAGCGAGGTAGACTTAACTACGCCTCCACCTGTTGAAAACTTTAATGTAGCTCCATCAATTGAATCTGTGTTTCTTACATGGACTGCGAGTGCTCAAAAAGGTCATGCGTTCACCGAGATATTCAGAAATGCCATACCTTCAATTCCCAGCACTCCAATTGGTAGGGCCGTAGGCACTATGTATGTAGACCATACAGCCAGTGGAGAAAACTATTACTGGGCAAGACACGTAAGCCAAGCAGGTAAGTATGGTGAGTTTACAACAGTAGAGCATAAAGCAGCTCCGGGATCAGACCCAGCTAACGTAATCACCGCGATGAAGAACGCCGGAATAGCTGGAGTATCTGGGCTTCCGTATTACTATGTATCTGAAACTTTTACGGTTCAAACGGGTGATTTAGCTGGTACGGTTATCCCTGCAGGGACATACATCAACTCGGCAATGATTGCCAATGCTTCTATTAGCAACGCGATGATTAAAGATGCAGCTATTACTAGTGCAAAGATTGAAGACGCCTCTATCACAAATGCTAAGATTGCTAGTCTTGACGCAACTAAAATTGATTTTGATTTAGCTACGGGTAAGGTGTTAAGCGCGGCTATTATTACTGGCGGAGACATTAGCGGCGTTGAAATACACGGCTCTCACATCTGGGCTGGCGGTAGCCAAGAAGAACCTAATATCGAGATTAACGATACAGGCACAATGGTCGCCTACAATATGAACCAGTCTGGGCCTACTAGAGACTATACAACTTTTGCTGATGGTGAAGTAACCAAGAGTTTTTACGTTCCTAATTATGGGTTCACGTCATCTAATATGTTAAGTCAGGTAGAGACAGGGGTTGCTGAGTCCGGAACGGCGGTTACTCTAAGTAAGTATTACAAGAATATTCCTTACATCATGGTAAGCCCGAATAACTTATCTGTATTTAACCCTCAGTATTTTGATAACACGCAGACAGACAACCCTAGACAGAGTATTCAAGTGTCCGCGAGTGTAGAACGATCTAGTGAAGACCCTAATTCGATTTTGTATTACACTATGAAAGTAACTCCTAGGGCTACGCTGTCTGTTGATGCTACAAACTTCTCGTTCCCCGGAAATAGTGAATCGTGGTCTAAACACCCGTTAGCTGCTATATGGTCTGAAACCGGCGGCTATTTTGGAACCGGCGGGTACGTCCAAAGAAATGAGATAGATACAGGGCCGTTCAGCGGGGTTCATAGTGTTGAGTTTGTGACACTTCCAGAGTTCTGCGATTCAGCCACATTCACGGTAACTATGAGGGGGTACTCTGTTATAGGACTTCACAGTGGCGACCTGTTCGGGCATAGGGGTGCAACGCATACTGTTGAAACTTACGTTGACGGCGTACTACTATCTACTTTATCCGACACTAAATCAATAACTTGGACAACAATAGTACCTTCCGAATTTTATGTAAGTGTAAATTTCCCACCGATCAACGCCGTTCGTACACTGGAGATTAGGATAAATTCGACGTACCTATATTATCAGGCGGCTAGAGTATACACATGGCCTGGAGATATAGTTCAGTTGGTTTGGAACGGAGTCAACCCGCCATACGGGACTCGCTGGTATAAAAGGTCTCGTATGTCTCTCGGATTAACCGCTGGCGCTATCACACTTCCGGGTACTTTAAATTACCTTGTTATTGGCGGCTAACTTGTTTACACGTAAACGTATTTATGGTATAAGACTCTATATAAAATGAAGACCTACACCATAGAAAAACAGCGCATTAACGACTGGATTTGGCCTCGTATTGGCAGAGAATCTGCGTTCTTTCCTGAGTCTTCATTTCAGGCTTTAGGTATTGAAGAAAACGGTGAGTTAATTGCCGGCGTGATATTTGAAGGGTTTAGTTCCAACGCTAGATGTTCAATGCACTGTGCTGGATTAGGTAGACGGTGGCTGACTAAATCATTTTTATTGATGTGCTTTGATTACGTATTTAATCAGGCAGGGTGCAAGGTAGTTGTGAACACTGTGTCTGCAGATAACGCTGACTCTATAAGGTTTACTGAACACGTAGGTTTTACTGAAGTGGGTAGGGTTAAAGATGGTGCTTGCCCTAATGATTTAATTATCTATCAACTGCACCGTGACGATTGTAAATGGATTAAACATGCTTAAATTATTCGACTTCTTATGGCTCGCCGAAAACGTATTTACACTTCATGGTGGGGGTAAAGGCGGCGGTGACGCTCCTGATTATACTGCCGGTATGATTGCAATGGCGAACGCATCGGAGCGCTCTGCAAAAGCAGATTTAGCCTTTAGAACTCGCCAATACGAAGAAGCCAAACCTCGCCTAATGCAGTTGTATGATATGGCAAACAAGGTTGGTACGGCGCAGTATGAGTCTATGAAGGCTTCTGACCAGCGCGCAGCAGATCAAAATAAGTTCTGGGAAGACAATTACAAACCAACAGAACTACGCTCTCTCGCTGAAGCCAACAACTACGGCGGTGTCGAAGACCAAGCTATTCAAGCTGGTAAGGCTGTAGCCGATGTACGCCAACAAAGTGCAATTCAACAGGCAGGGCTAGAACGTAACCTAGCATCTATGGGTATCAATCCTAATTCTGCTAAGTTCGTTGCTGCAAAACAAGCTGCTGGTTTGTCTAGTGCGGCTTCTGCCGCTGGTGGGGCTACTAATGCTCGACTTCAAGCTAAGAATCAAGGTATCGCACTCCGTGCGGGTGCAGTGGCTACAGGTCGTGGTATGCAGAACGTCGCAGGTCAAACAGCGGCAACATCTCTCAACCAAGGTAACTCAGCGGTTAATAACTCCAACACAGGAGCACAGGGCGGTCTAGGTTACGCCAACTTTGTAGGTCAAGGTTATCAGAATCAAACTCAAATGCACACAGGCCTATTCAACGGCTATGCAAACCTTCAAGGTCAGTCTAATCAGATTAATGGTCAGAGTGATGGCGGTAGCGGAATTATGGGGCTAATAGGCACAGGTGCGATGGCTGTCGGGACAGCAATGTAATGGTAGCGGCGCTAGCATTTTCTGGAGGTAAAGACTCATGGGCGTGTTTGTGGCTCTATAAAGACCAACTAGCCGATATTCAGGTGGTATGGGTAAATACAGGCAAGAACTACCCAGAACTATTAAAAACCATAGAACTTGCAAAAGAGATGTGCCCTAACTTTGTAGAACTTAACATAGACCGCGTAGCGCAGAACGAAAGACACGGAATACCTTCAGCCATAGTTCCTATAGATTGGACTGGTATAGGACAGGCAATTACAGGAGAGAAATCAGTAACGATCCAATCCTACCTAGGATGCTGCTACGAAAACATCGCCCTTCCACTACTTAACTACTGTGCCGATAACAACATAACTACACTTATCAGAGGCCAAAGACTGGATGAGTCCCGCAAGTCTACTGCAGTAAATGGAACCGTCCTGAATGGTGTTACGTTTGTACAACCTATTGAAACTTGGTCTACTGAAGATGTTTTATCCTACAACGCAGCTCATATGGACTTACCAGATCACTTCAGATTTAAACACAGCTCTATGGACTGCTACGACTGTACGGCGTTTGATGCAGACTTAAAGGATATTAGAGGTCACTGCGCTACAGAACACCCTATACTATTTAAAGAATACAAGACAAGAAAAGATGCGCTTAGCCGCGCTATTGAGGAGAGTTTGAATGGCTAGAAACAGAGGCAGACGTAATAACTGGATGACCGAGCTTGCCGATGGGATAGAACTGGGTAGCAAGTTAGGAATGGCGTACAGAAACTCATCAATGCAGTCGGAACTTAAAGACGCTAATAAGGTAGACCAGTCCACAGGAAATGAGTATACGCCAGAGCAGATACAGTCGTTGAACGATACTTACGGCCCTAAAGCGGGTGAGACTTGGAACGCAGATATGGGTGCCTATGAAGACGCCTCTGGTGGACTTCGTGGTGTTACAGGCCCCTCTGTTTCTGATAAAGGTGTTTATACCGATGATGCTACTGGCGTTACTACAGCCCCAAGAACACAATACCGTTTAGGTGATAGAACTCAAGATACCGCATTTACTGCAGATGACATCGCACAACACAAACTAGGTTTAAAAGCTGACATCTACTCTAACTACGGCAAAGAAGACATGGCTGAGAGTATGCGTAACAACGCATCAAGCCGAGCAGCGCAAGCACAACAGATCAAACTAGGCCAAGTGCAGTTAGAAGACGCTAATCTAAAGCTAGGGTACGCGCAGAACGAAGCTAAGTTATTTAAGATTAGACACGACTTGTCAACTGGGAAGATTACAGAAGACGAAGCTATGACAGCCCTTGTAGATGCTACAGACCCGATGCACAAAGATGGTATTACTCACGGGTTTAAAAAATTGGGTGACGGTACTTATGAAGTTACTCAAATGAAGAACAATAATGTGGTCGGCTCACAGCAGGGGGTTACATTTGATTCTGCTTTTGGTGAAGCTCTTAAATATGCAAATCCTCAGAATTACAAAGAGGCGAAAGCAGAGGCATATAGAGACAAACGTGACGCTGTTGCAGACAGCCAATCCGATAGAACTTTTGGTTTGCAGTTGTCAAAAGCAGAGGCAGAGACTGCCCATATGATTCTTCAAGACAAAGAATTAACTCGTAAGAACACGGCGGACATCGAGTATCTGCAGAACAAATACAAGCTAGACGTAAAAGAGTTAGCTCTTAAAGGGTTATTAACTAACGCCCAAGTAGGTGCATACAACGCCAGTGCAGCTAAAGATAGAAGCGTTAGCAACGCGTATAAGAACATCACTTATGCTGAAGATGGCACAGCAATGGAATTATTCGCTGGAAAAACGGGGGGTATGCAAGTTCGTCCTGTTACTACAGAGGATGGCAAACCGTTCAAGGGCTCTACAAAAGGTACAGGCATCAAGGACAATACTAAAGCGCAGGAAGCGTACTATAAGTTTATAACTGAAAACCCTAATGCTAAACCAGAGGAACTCTCTGCGTTACAGCGTAATTTAGGATTAGCTCCGCCTCTTAATTTTGACTTATCTAAAAAAGATCCTAACAGCCTAGCACCGCAGAGTGATGTCGTCCCGACAAATAAGCATGTAGATGTTACATCTTACAATCCGCAAATCGCTGTTTCTGCAGACCCACTTACAGGAGAAGATCTAACCCCCGAGGAGTATCACCGTAAATATGGAGAGTGGCCTAAAGGCACTGGTTTAGCTACCAGAATATTCAACAGATAGGATAGTACATGCCATCAATATCAGACTTAAAAATATCACATCCAGAGCTTCAGTCTAAGACCGATTTAGAAATAGTTGATATATTTGCCAAGCACAACAACGCTAGTTTCGAGGAAGTTGCTAATGCTCTTGGCGTAGCTCCAAGAAATAATGCTGGGTTTACTACTGCGTTTAAATCATCTATAGGTGGTTTGGTTCAGGGTGTTGGTCAGCTTGCTGGCGATTATTTGCCGGGCGTTGAGAACAACAACGCAGTTGAGCTTTATGGTCGTGAAGTTACACAACGCAACCCTATTACCATTATGGAAGGCGACGGCAATGCCCTAGAGAATATTGGTAGTAATCTAGTAAACAAACCGCTAAACACTATCTCACAAATCGGCGGTGCTGCACTAGGTATGATGGCTCCAACTACAGGTCTTAAGGTCGCAGCGTGGGGCAATAGGGCTATTCGTGGTGTTCAAGCAGCACAGGTACCAAGTAGAGCTGCAACGGTAGGTAACGCTGCATTAGAAACAACATCTTTCGGTCTTCCGTCTTATGGACAAATGCGTGATGCTCAAGAAGCTAAAGGTGAAAACTCAGGCTTGGATTTACTAAAAGCTGGCGGTTCTGCTCTAGCTGTAGGTGCTGTTGAGCGTCTAGGGGGTATTGAATCGTTAGGTCGTAGAGGTCTAGCTAATGCTGCAGCTAAAGGCGGATTGGTTAAATCTATTGCTAAGTCAAGTGCAGAAGAAGCATTTGAAGAAATTGTACAAACTCCGATTGAAGCATACGGTAGTGGCGAAGATCCATTTACTAAAGAAGTCGGCATTAACGCTTTGGCTGGTGGTGTAGCTGGTGCTGTCGGCGGTGGTATGTTTGGTGTTGGTGCTTACGTAGGCCAGAAGAATAAAGACGCTGCAATCGCTAGAGACCTAGAAGAAAAACGCCAAGTTGATATGTTAAAAGGTGCTGCAGCAGGGCTAACTGCACCTAACCCAGAAGCTCGGATGAAAGAGGGTCAAGAAGCTGCAGATATAATTGAAGCACGTAGAGTAATTGCAGAACGTGAAGCAGCTATCGACCTACGCGAAGATAAAGACGTACAAGCTTTTAACGATAAAACATTAGGCGTAAACGGTAAACCATCTGTAAATAGAAAAGACGTAAGTGCTGCATACAATGAGAAGTTACCTAACCCTGTAGTCTTGCCTGATGAGAACGGTAAACCATTTAGCACTACTGATGCGTATCATTTATATCTATACGATAACGGCATACCAATCCCTGCACAGGGTAAGCAAGTAAAAGCGGTCAAAGAAGTAGACCCTATTAAACAGGTACGCGAAACTCATAATATTAAAACTCGGGGTAAAATTACTGATGATTTTATTAGCTATGTACTTAAAGCCGCAGAAGAAGGTAAGGTTGATGAAGGTCAAATAGATGCGGTTTTTAAAGCCTACAGTAATGCAGGTACTAACGCTAAAGAGCGCAACAATATAGTTAAACAGTTCGTAGCTATACTATCCCCATCAACGGCTGTTTATGCAGAACCAAACCTTGAAACGACAGCGGAACCACCTATTGCAAAAGATGCTTCACCAGAAGACATCGCCGCGTTCAAACAGAAAGCTTCTACACAGCTAACAGCTACAGTTACAAAAGCTGACCTAGAGGCTCTGCAACAATTACGAGGTGTACGTAACGATGAGGACACTGGTTGGAAACAAGTATTAGATGCTGAAGGTAATCCGTTGCTGAATGAAGACGGCACAGAAGTTGAGATGGTTCCTACATCTACAAGAGCTATGGGTGCTGAAGCGGGGGTTAGCCATGAAACAATGCGTAAGCGCGCAGACAAGGCACTTAATCTAATCCATAAAGCTGCGGGCCGTATGGGTATTCCTGTAGATGCAGCAGAACGTATTTTAGGTTTGCATGGCGAATCAGAAGCAGATGTTCAAACCGTATCCGCTGCACAAGCAGCACAAGCAGGATTAACTGCCAGAGGCACAGGCAACGGTGATGCTTCTTGGAGTGACGCTGAGAATGTTCGTGCTGAATCTGACGACTTAGATACAACGGAAGAATCTTTTGCTCCGGACTCTAGTGCGGCTGATGTAATTGGTATGGAATCTATAGCAGACACCGCTGCACAAAATGATGTTGAGCTACAGGCTGCGCCTGAAGAAGTGGCGGACGATGTAGAAGGTGAAGACACAAACAAAGATATTGACGGTGAATCTGGGTTTGTTTACTCTGATGGTTCCGCTATGAAAGCGGTAGATATTTCAGACGCGATGGAAGAATGGTCTGAGCTTGACGAGAATCCACTACCTAAGAAGTATCACGCACAGTGGGCTAGAGCGTTTATCGCACATGAAGACGGAGTTATAAATGACAGAATCTACAAAGAAATCTACAACGAGCTTTCTAAGTTCGCCGAAACAGAAAAAGGTAAGGGGAGTGTACCCAGCGTGGATTCTGGATCCGAGCGTACCGCAGAAGTTCAAAGACCAAGCGATACTGGAGTACATAAAAACGGGAAAACCGCCAGTGGAGGAAAGTCTACTAAGCAAACAGCAACAATCGCAAAACCAGAAACTAGCGACGCAGGAGCAAGCTCCGCTGAAGTAGAGCTATTCAAATCATTACAGGCAATTGCCAGATCCAAGACAGATACTAAGCTTCATAAAGACATTGCAGCCGACTACGCTAAACGCGCTATGAATGGCGAGGATGTTATGGCGGAAGCCACTGCTTGGCTGACTGCAATTAAAGCAGATACGCCTAAGAAAACACTAAGCCTTAAACCAAAAGCAAAAGTTGTTGACACGAAAACAAGTGAAGAAGCCGATATTGCCGGAGCCGAAGCACTAGACACTAAGAAATTCTCAAAGAACGACACTCGGGTAGGTTCTACCGCAGACGAAATTAAGAGCGTAGTTGCACAGATCACTGGAAATGCAAACAACTGGCGGGTTACTGTGTATGATACCGCCGCAGAAGCGGTCGCATCAGGAAGACTCAAATCAGAAGACGTACAAGGCACTCAGGCTTGGGTCGCAGAAACGAAAAACGGGTTACACGCGTTCTTTATTGCCAGCAATATTCCTAAAGGCGCTGAACTAGCCGTACTTCTGCATGAGGTTGGCGCGCATATTGGATTAGAGCGGTTATTAACAGACAAGCAGTATGAATCTCTGGTAACAAAAATATTTGATTGGGCTAAGAAAGATGACGGTTCTATAGAGTCAGAGGTTGCTAAAGCTGCGTTAGCGCGAGTAGACCTTGCTGTTACAAACGACGCAGACTACGCTCCAGAAACTATTGCTTACTTTATCGAAGAAGCAGTTAAGCGCGGTATAAACCCAAGTGCTATGAAATACAGCAGTGAGTTAAGCCGTTGGTTCCGCACACTGTGGGCTGCATTTAAAACTGCACTGCACAAACTAGGTGTTAGTCCGAACAAGCTATCTGCACAGGATGTTGTTGATTTGGCTTATGGCGCAGCTCGATTAGAGTTAAAAGGTACATGGCAGGGCGGGCCAAGCAACTTCTATAAACACTCTAATGCACATCGCGGTACAGGTGAGGGTGGTCGCAAAGAAGGCGATAAAAAATTCACTGACATGATTGCCTACGGTCAGTACTTTGCCGACTTGAATAGCGTCGCTAAAGGGTATAGAGATAGAGCTACGAGAAAATCTGAGCTTATGTATGATGGAATTAGCGTTCAGGACAATGAAACTCCTATGGGGCCAATACTCCGACATGTGGCTAGGTTTATCCGAGGTGATATTAGAAACGCTGCCAGCGAGCTAGCCAAAATCAAACAGAACTATATAGACATGGATCAGCCCTATATGGTCGAGAGTATAGGTCGCATTGACCCTGATAAATTTAGTTTCGATAAGTCTTCTAGTGGAGGGGCACTATTCAATACCGACTTCAATGTAGCAGATGATGAGTGGTTAATGTGGGACAGAACTCTTGATGAGCAAAGCCCTAAAGTTAAAGAAGCACTAGAGCGGGTTAAAGCTGATTTGAGGGGGTCTGTTAGTCTTAGTGACTGGGATACCCTATACGCCTCAGAGCTATACAAAGGCAAATTATCTAAGGCTTTTGCAAATGGTGCTGAGTTCCTGCGTAAGTTTGATGAGGACGCTTCAGAAAAAGCTTCTAGTGAGTATCTAGATTCATTGGGCATCAAAGGCGTTAAGTATGAAGATAACGCTAGTCGTGGTAATTGGCAGTTCAATAAAGAACTTAGTCGTGGCGCCAAAACAATAGCGCATGTAATGGCTGAGAAAGATCTAGCTCACGCGAAAAAAGCACTGGCCCACTGGACACGCAAGCGTGTTAAAAATGACTTCACGGACAACCAAGTTAAACTCACTACAGAGTCTTTAGCCGCTGCTGAGAGGGCGTTGAAGAAACATACGGACTTGATGAAGCCTAAAGAGTCAACCTACAACTACGTGGTGTTCGACCCTAAGAATGTGGTCATCGGTGCTAAAGATACGGGTAAAGAAAATCGTGCTATGCGGTTCTCTAAAACAGACAAGTTCATTGAATCCCTACCTACAGATGCACAAGATTCAGCTCATTGGGTTGCCGATACTATTGGCTCTATTGCTAAAAAAGGTCTGCACTCTAGTATGTTTACTAGCCACCTTATCGAGATGGTTAAAGACACGCTTACTTCTGCTCAAGGTTGGTACGATGCAGTAAACGCCCGTGAGGTTTCAAGAATTGCATTTGAAGCTAAAGTGGATGCTATCGCCAATGAATCTGACAAGCTATCTGAAGCAGAGAAACAAAAGACTTGGGGCTTTATTCTAAACTCTACTAAGGGTCAAAAGTGGGGCTATAAGCCTGACTTCCAAGTTAATGGTAAAGATGTTGAGGTTGATGCAACTACTGCCGACGCCTTTAATAAGCTATCTGCAAAAGAGCAAGCGGTTGTTAAAGCGGTGTTTGAACATGGACACAATACAATCGTAGAAACACAAAAGCTTCTAGACAAACACTTGGATGAAATCTACGAAGAAAAGCTAAATGCCGCTAAGACTCCAGAGGCTAAAGCTAAAGTAGAAAAAGAGAAAGAAAAGTTCCGTAAGATGTACGGAAGAAAACTATCAGAGTTAAACGGCCCATATACCTCTATGCGTCGCGTCGGTTCTCACGTAGTTGTTGCTAAATCTCAGGCTTATATGGATGCTGAAGCAGCGCAGGATGAGAAGGCTATGGACGAAATGAAGTCTGATGAGGCTCACTTCTGGGTTGAATTTACTGACTCTGAAGCGTCTGCTAAAGCTATCGCTCGTAAACTACGTACTAAATACCCAGCAGAGGGTGTAATTGCTTCTGCAAAACAAGAGATGAACTCTAGTGGTATCTTACCATTCCAAGCGTTTGAGCAGTTACGTCGTATGTCCGCAGAAAAGAACTCTGATGCTGCTACTAAACTTAATAACTTAATCACAGAGTTGTACCTAACATCGCTTGCTGAAACTAGCGCACGTAAATCAGAGCTTAAAAGAGATGCTATTTCTGGTCTAAACCCTGACTCTACATACCAAGCGTTCGTATCTAAAGGCAAAGCAGATGCTCACTATCTGTCAGTTTTAAAACACCACAAAGAAGTAAACAACGCATACGGAACTATGCAGAAAGAGGCTTTGAACTCTAACGCACTTCGTGGTGGCAAGATGGATGTGTATAACGAATTAGTTAAGCGTTATGAGAATAGTTTTAACTACGACCCTTCTCCGTTGGTAGGTAAGTTGATGGGTATTAACTCTATCTGGATGCTCTTAACAAAACCAGCATATTACTTCTATAACTCTACACAGCCTTTAATGATGTCACAGCCTTACATGGCACAGAATCATGGGTATAACGAATCTATGGGTCAACTTTTCAAGGCTTATAAAGAGCTTAAGAAAATGCCTAGTTTCAATATCAAGTCAGGCTTCATGGACTTAGAGGGTGTACCTGCAGATGTATCTAAAGCACTTCACGAATTACGTGATATGGGTCGTTTGGATATTACTCTGACTCAAGAATTAGGTGCGCGTGTTCATCAAGGTAAGTCTAAAGTCTCTCATGCAGTATCTAAGATGGATAGTTTCCTGCGTGGGCTGGCTCAGAAGGTTGAGATGACGAACCGCGTAGTGACTGCTGCTGCAGCTTATAGATTAGAACTATCTAAATCAAACGACCACGCTAAAGCAGTGCAGTACGCTAAAGAGGTTATTGATAATACTCACGGTGACTATAGTAACTTTAATGCGCCAAGTCTTATGAACCAAAATGCGTTTGCTCGTATGGTTACACAGTTCCGTAAATTCCAGTTAATCCAGTTGTCGCTGTTAGTTCGTGAATATAAAACAATGATGGCAGGTAAATCTGCTGATGGTAAAACTGATATAGGTAAGTGGGCTGCTGGCAGGGCTTTAAGATATACATTAGCACATCATGCGATTATGGCGGGTGGTTTGGGATTACCTGCAGCTAACTTAGTTGCTCTAGCGTTCAGTGCGATGGGCGGGGATGATGATAAGAAAGATTTAGAGTTAGAAGTTCGTAACGCTATTGATGATGATTTCTTGTCTGCCTTGTTACTGCACGGTGTGCCTGCAGCGATGTTTAATGCCAATATTTCAGGCAACGTAGGCGCAGGTCAGATGTTGAGCATAATGCCATACCAAGACTTTAATGTGAGTGGTAGAGATAATTATGCAAATACATTGGTTGCTCTGTCTGGCCCAATGATCGGTGGTCTTGGTGTTCAGTTCGCAGATGCTATCAAACAAGGTAACGAAGGTAATTACTACAAAATGTTACAGGGTTTAGCTCCGGGCGTTATTAAGTCTTCAATGAAAGCTATCTCAGAAGCGGCATCTGGTGTAACTAATACTAAAGGTGACATGACAGTATCTCCAGAAGAAATTACATTATGGGATACAGCACTTAAAACTGTTGGTATTAGAACGGAATCAGATTCTGTGCGTCAGATGGCTCAAGCTAAGAAGTATGAATTTGAACAGTTCTTTAATGGTAGAACCCACGAACTTAAGAATGACTATGCTAAAGCCTACAAAGCTGGCGACTACGATGCTATGGCAGAAGTTAGAGACCACTGGATGGAAATGCAAGGGTTCAAACGCGAGTATGGTTTTAAAGTTCAACCAATTAGCAACCTACTAAAAGCTCCTGCAGAACAACGTAAGCGTGAGAAAGAAACAGCCAACGGCGTACAGTTCAATAGTCGCAATAAGGGTTTCGTGGAATACGCTACAGGCGAGGGTGAATAATTAAAGCTGAGACTCATAAAACCGGACGCGCTGCTGAAGCGTTAGTCCGATATGACATGGCTAAACGGGGCTACGCGATATGCACCCCGTATGAAGGCGCCCCCTACGATTTATTAGTTGATACTGGATCTGGGTTCTTACGAGTACAGGTTAAGGGTACAAAGTGTGCAGTAAAGCGGTCTACAACAAACACCTACGTCTATAAGTTTAAGATTGATGGTGTAACATACTGCGACATTATTGCTCTAGTGGGGCTTGATAAAGAACTTGTTTACTACAGGTCTCTGGAAGAACTAGACGGAAAAGGCACTCTATGGATTACGCCTGCTGTTATGGAAACTAAGTGTGACTTTCACTTGCTCGTCGCAGTGTCGAAATCTTTAAACCCCACACCCTCCAAGCCTCCTTGCGTTCATTCAGATATTCCGCACGGTTGTAAACCGCCATTACCCCTTCCATCTGATGGTTTAACATCTTCTCTATAACGTGTGGCATTACACCCAAGTCAGATAATCTAGTCGCCATTGTTCTGCGTAAGTCATGCGGAGTAAAGTTCATATTCATACGCTTAACAGCACGGGCTATAGTACGATGGTCAAAGCTACACGGCTGCCAGAATTTTAAAATAGCTCTAGCTTGAGGTGATAAGTAAACCTTTTGTGCTGAGTCAGACTTCCCAATTCGTTCTGCAGGTATCGTCCACCATACTCCATCTATCTCGGCCTTATCCAAATTAATAACCTCTGTAACACGTTGCCCAGTAAGTATCATTAAGGCTAAAACTAATCGCGTCTTTACGGCAAACCTATCTGTACGCAAGTTGCGTATAAGAACTTTAAGCTCATCAAATGACAATGCTCTATCTCTGGACTTTTCTCTACCTCCTATAACGCGCCGCGTTAAACCCGCTGCGGGGTCTGATGGTATCCAGCCTTTCTCTGTGCAGTATGCGAACAAGTGTTTTAAATCAGCCATAGTCCTGTTAGCTGCAATGGGCGAACCTCGATCCACTATGGACTGTAACAAATTTGTTATGTCTACTCGCGTTACACTGTGTAGCTTTTTGGTTCCGATAACTGGTACCACGTCTCTATTAAATCTATTTTCTACTTGGGCTGGGTCTTTGTACTGCGTCTTTATAAACGTAATGAAAAGTGCTACAGATTCACCTACTGTAACATTCTTTGGAACCCCCGAGATATTAAGCTCTTTTGCTTTAGCTCTAGCCTCTGCGAGTGATAGGGTCGGGTAAGCTCCTAGAGTCACCCATCTTGTTTTGCCTTGTGCTTTCTGCCTAAATACGAACACCTTATTCCCAGACACCATAACTCTAAGGTACAATCCGTCTCCATCGGATATGGCAATATCTTTACCTTCTGACTTTAGGTTCTTTATTTGCTTATCTGTTAGTTTCATGCGGAAATTATAATCTGTAACACTTTCTGTAACAACCTGTACGTAGCAATATGTAGCAGAATATAGCAGTGGGTGTACCCTAAACTGAGTGTTTATAAGGGTTAGATACTATCGGGGCGTAGCGCAGTCTGGCAGCGTACTTGCATGGGGTGCAAGTGGAAAACGGGGCCGAAGCCCCGTCGTTGTTAGGTGTTACATTAAATCTGTAACACTTTCTGTAGCACTTTATGCAATCACTTGAACGTCTAGATGCTCGTTTGAAATTGCAATTCCACTAACTTTTTCATATACAAATTCGATAACTCTCTCCCTTGTAGATGGTATGTTAGTTCCTTGAGTTAGCGTAAACTTATCAGGGTGTCCTGCCTTTACATATCCTGCTTCTTTAAGTGCTCTGCGGAATATTCTAGGTTGATGTCCTGCTTTAGCACACCACTCGTCAATTGCTCTGGACGATACAATCAATCGTTCTTCCCCTGCACCTAACACTAACCTAGCATGAACCGCACCGAATATACGGAACGAATCCATAGGCATTTCAGCTCCTGTTTTGCTAACGTGTTTAGTTGCTAAGATATGACCGCCTAGACCTGATAGTAATGCTGCAACTTGTTCGTCAACGGTATACGCTGTTTCAGAACGCATTAGACGCATATCCATAATGTGAGCAATCGCCCAATCTTGAATCTTAAGTAAGTTGAACTTGATGATGCCTAGCTCCGTTAAGATTCTACCTGCGATAATTGCCGTTGCGATAAGGTCAATGAAGAAACGCTCTTTAGGGTCATACGTTGGAGACTCGTACCCAAGTTTTGCTCGCAGCGTCAAGAAGTCCTCGCGCAGTTTTTCTCTGTGCTTCATCGCATATCGTAGGAACATTCTACCTACCACACCATGATGGCCGTCAAGTTCTTCTAAAAGCTCTTGTACATTAACCCCTGCGAATAACTTGTTACCGTTTTGGTCTGTAATGTTGATCTCGAACACCCGAACAGATGACGCGTCAGATACAGTCTTTTCCAATACACGCATAGACTCTGTGATGTTGGTATTACCGTTAATCTGCCCAATCATATCCCACTCATGATTAACCGCTGATAGATTGCCCTTCTGGTCTGCCCTCATACGACTGCCACCATTAGATAGTGCGTACAGTTTTCCAGATACATCTCTAGGGTCTCGACCAGTAAGCTCATCGAATACACAAGGTAAGTTCTGCAAGCCTGCAACAAACGGGTCTACTGAGTTAATCGTTGCTGAGTTAGCTTGGAATATAAAGGCATCGCCCCTACCATAAATAGAACATGCGGCTCTACCAACTGCAGTTTTGCCATGACCGCCATCGCCTGTCATCGCTACAGGAATACCGTGCCATCCCGATACATCGAACAGCTTAACTAGCGGGGACGCCATCAATGCCAATGCTACAAACTGATAATGCTCTGTGTTAGGGCGGTTATAGATTAGATTGAAAATGCGACTCCACTCTGCAGCACTACCGGCCTCCCTCTAT